GAACCAGTTAATGTTGTTACGTTAGTACCAGATGTACCAGCCGCAATAGTTAACAATGCACCTGCTGGGCCTACTACTAGAGCCGCTGTTGCTGTACGACCGCCTGCAATAGCTGGAGCCGCAATACTAATCTGTGTTGCACCTGCGGTGTAACCTGATGAATTGTTTGCCGCGCCTAGTGTAATACTGTCAATGCCTTCTCCGCCTAGGTCTAAACCTGAAGCAAAGATGTTTAGGTCACCGAAATATCTGTGATTAAGAGGACGTCCCATTTTATTTTCTCCTTATGAAAACACGGCGTTCTAGGCCGTACGCGGTTGGATTTCCGCATAAAGTTCACACCATTGTGAACCGTACTTTGTATTTAGCTATAAATGAAAAAGGGCTCCGAAGAGCCCTTTCGCATTGCGTCTGTATAAAACAGCTGATTAGCTGAATTTTACGTTTGCGTTAGTGATACCAACACGACCTAAGTAGTCAGCCGCATTGCCTAGAGACGATGCAGTGTTGCTTAGTTCTACGTAACCATAACGTGTCATGAATGAAACGACTGGTTCGAATGTTGTTGGGTCAAGAACAACACCGCTTGACATCAATGGGATGTATGGGCAGTAGAATGCAGGAGCATCAGACTCGCTAGCACCCTTATATCCAATTAGGATAGATGTTGAATCTTGAGCATATGAGTTAACATATACCTTCATCGCATTGTTCAATGTACCAACGAACTTAGTGTTAGTTGGAGCTTCGAACGTACCTTCTGTAGTACGAGCAAATGCGCTAGTAGTAGCAGATTGTAGGATGGTTAAAGCAAATGGGGAAACAACTGCCCAGTTACCTGCACCACGACGTGTACGTTGAGCGATCAAGTTAGCAACGCGGTTGATCTGAATTGCCAATGCGGCATGTTCGTCACCAACGAATGTTGCAGTACCTGATACAGCGGCTTGGTTATAAGTCTCTGTATCTGAACCAGCAAGTGTTAACAAGCTAGCTAGGATTTCTTGGTCGATTTCAGCAGTAATTTCTTGAGCAAGAGCTGCCATGATTTCTGCTTCAACGTCGATGCCTTGTTGTGCTTGAGCATCTTGAGCGGCTTCAAAAGTCCAACGAGCTGATAGCTTACGTGTCTTAGCTTCAACTGTTTGTTTCAAGATTTGAATGCTCATTCTGTTACCAGCTTGGCCTTCTAGGGTAGCTGTTGAAGCTGCCTTAGCTGTGGCTGAAGCGTTACCAGAATAGGCTTCTGCAATCTTGAATGGGCTTAGTGCCTCTTCACCAGCTGTTACACCAGAACCAGTCGAAGTGTCTGCATAGCGAACACGTAGAGTGTGGATCTGACCAACTGGACCAGTCATTGGCTGTACGCCTAACAATTCATTAGCAATGACTGTTGGCATAACGCGACGGATTACTGGAAGAATCACGCGATTTAATGTTGCGACGTTACCGGCAGAAGTAGCACCAGCAGTTGGGGACTCCATCAAATACTTGCGAGTATTTTCTAGTGTGACCGACATTACTGACTTTTTAGTGCCTTGTAGGCCTTCTAAAAGTGCTTCTTTAGTTTCCTGCCAACGTCCGTTTAGTAGTTCTGACATTTAATTTCTCCTTAAATTTTTAGTCCAGCTAAACGACGTATATCGATGATATTGCTGTCGCTCTCGCTGCTACGTGTGGTGTTGGAAACCTTGTTCCCTGTTATCTCTTTAGCCTCTACTAGTGCCTGTCTTTGATTTTCTTTTTGTTTCTGAGGAGCCTTACCTGCCACTACAGCTGGTAGATACTTGTCAAAACTTTCTACAAGTCTTGAAGTCTTTACAGTCTCCATCAGTTCACTCATAATGTTTTGTTGTTCCTTGTTTAGAGGAGCTAACAATTCATTCATGACCTTCTGACGCTCAATGCTTTCATGTAGCTTATGAGCTTCTGCTTTCTTGCTTTCTATAACCTTTTGTGCCATTACTACATGGGCTTGCGCTTCTGTAAGTTCAGCGGTTTTTAGATCTATGACCTTGAGCAATTTTGCAGTTTCTGATTTCTCATTTAAGTAACTGGTCTGATATTCGCTAGCAAAAGCTTCGAAAATCTTACGACCAAAGTCTATGCGACGAGCTGCCTCGATGTCCTCTTTCAAGCTAGACATTTCGGAACGTAGTCCTTCTGTCACAACTTGATCAACCATCGATGCCGCACGTTGTACAAACTGTTCTTTTACCTTAGCAAGCTGTTCACGTCCTTCACGGACTAGACGTACCTTGGTCTCAGCAAGGTCTTGCTTGTCTTTGTAAAACTCTGCAATTTCCTGAGCAAGAGCTTCAACTACGAATTTTTCTAGTGTAGCAAATTTATTTGCCATTACCTTCTGATCTTCGTGCAGTTCTAGTACTTCGCTAGCTAGCTGACGAGTGACAAATTCCTTCATCATCTTGGCATCTTGTTTAGCTTTCTTAGCGGCTTTGACTTTCATCTCTGCCAACTGCTTGCGATCTTCAGCAAACTCAACGATTTCAGTTGCTAGTTGATCAGAAATCATCTTATCGACGGCTTCGATCATAACACCTTTATCATGTTCGTATTTTCTGCTGAATTCTTCGCGTAGTTGTTGTGTCAACTCGCTACGGGCTTCATTTAATTTTGAATCCCAAGCGGCTTGAATTGACTCTTGGATCTCTTCAGAAATCACATTGTTTTCAAATAACTGTTTTAGTGCATCCAACATATATGATTCTCCTTGTTATTGGAGTCTGCTTATTATCGATAATAAGCTCTCTTTGAGATATTTCTGTGCTTTAGGATCTCCCTTGACCTCTTGCGCTATGCGTAAGGCATTTAATCCTCCCTTATTATTCATAAGGTGTTCATAAATTGGTGTTGGGTATGCTCCCGGAGCACTAGGTTGAGCTACCATATCTACTGTGATAATCTCAAAATCCGATACTTCACCGGATCCGTCAGACTTGACGTTTCCGGATCCGCGACTTGAAACGCCTAACTTAACTCCGCTTTCCAGCATCGTGCGTATTAGTTGTCCCATAGGGGTTGGCAAAACTTTCAATTTGCCGTAACCATTTGGACCGTCCATCCACATATTGACTATCATGTGACTGACACGGTCCAGGTTAATTTTTAGATCATCTGGATGATCTACTTCTCCGAGAACGCTGTAACCGTTTTGAATCTGATCGTTAAGGGTTTTGACAGCCTTGCCAATTTCGCTCACAGGGTAGACTCGTTGATTTGCATTTCGAATACCGCCTTGGATGCAGATACCCGACATGTACAAGTTCTTCCCTTCTTTGTCATCAGATTCAACGATCATCTGTGCTTCGTTGAAACTGAGATTCTCTCGGAGGTATAGTGACATATTTTCTATGTACTCTTCTTAATTACTTACGTGCTTTAACGATACTCTTGGTGTTGCTTTCGCCACGTCCACTAGAATCAGTTGCACCTACTTGCTTGCCTGGTTGATTAAATCCGGCTTGACGATCGATTCCGCCACCCTTTACTTGGGTCTTGAAACCAGTCTTACCAGCTTTTCCGCCTGGAACATTGATATTGCCCTTAGCATCTGGATTTGGAACAACGCTTGGCTTCATTACGCCTGGACCTTCTACCTTGCTCTTTGTACCAGCGTCACCGTGTACTTCTACGTGACCTTGTGCAATATTAGCAACAGTACCGCCCATATCGTTCTTCATATTGTCTACGATAGATTTAGTATTAACTGAACCAGTTACTGAACCAGCGGCAGCGCCAACTGGCTTGCCTTCTTGTCCAATAGCGGCTTTATCCCAGTCCATGCCTACTTTTTCTACGTATTCACGGATCAAATCTTCGTCGCTAGCATATGATTCATATGGCATATCTGTGTCATTAGCATTGTGATGTACGACATGTGTTACATTGTCGCTACCCATGCTTTCATCTTCCATATCGGAATCCATGCCCATATCTGGCTCTTCTTCACCGCCCATATCTGGCTCTTCTTCACCGCCAAACATGTCGCCGTGTTCTTCTTCGCCTTCTTCTCCAGCCATTAGCTGTTCAAATTCTGCTTTTAGATCTTCTAGTGCATCTTCTAGATCCTGCACACGATCTTCCATATCTTCGTCTTCGCCACCGGCTTCGTCATCATCGCCGCCCATGTCTGCATCAACGTCTGATTCTAGATCGTCAGTAGCATCACCGCCGATGTCATCTGCATCGCTGTCATCTGCATCGCTGTCATCTTCTGCTGAATCATCTTCCTTATCTTCTTCTGGTTTACCAAAATCAGACTCTAGAAGTTCTTCATAGATTTCGCGTGACTTAGCAACTACGATGTTGTGAAATAATTCTTTTGCTGTTTCTTGATCTTCATTGATCAAAGCCTCAAGCATGGCTTCAAATTGTGAACGGTCAGTCATTGTTTGTTTCTCCTGTGATATTGGTTATACAAGGCTGTAAGATATTTACACTATATTGATAAAATAGTGCTATAATACCCTAAAATCGAGTGATTTGGTCTTAAGTGGCTGGTTGCTCAGGTGGCTTGGCATACATCTTGTGTATGAAATCTAGCTCTGTTTCTTGTTCTAGTATATGTGCTTCACTAGATTTTCTTAATTCATTGATCTGCGACAGCGTAAGACGAGTCTTTCTCGTGTCTTTTCTGTGCATTTGACTCTGATCTCGCATGGGATTATAGCGCAGATCATTGGCTATGTGGCGAGTATTAGAATCGATATAGAATAATTCTCTTAGGATCATCTTATATTTATACCGTTGGCGGTGGAGTTGTAGGCGCTGCCGCTGCCGCTCCTCCTGGACTAGGTGTTGCTCCAGGTTCTGGAGCAAGTTCTGACATATCATCAGGTGCAGATAAGTCGCCTTCGTCACCCAGGTCGCCGGCAATACCGCCTGCGCTCAAGCCAGCACTGCGCAATTCTCCAGCACTATCTGTACCAGTAGCTTGTCCTGTTCCTTGTTCTTCAGCCCACATGCGTTCATTTTCTGCCATCTCGTCTTCGTTCAATCCTAAGAAGCGTTTTAGTGCAAATCTATGGCTAACATACGGCAATGCCGCGACTTGTGTAAAGCTGGCAATGCGTTCTGCATCAAGGCTTGCTTGTCTTGAACTTGCAAAATTTAGCGGAGGATTGAACTTAAGATCAAACAATGTAGAGTCAATATTAACTCCTCTTGTATAGATATAACGTTTAAATTCTTCGTCAAAAACCTTACAAACTAGGGCTTGCAAACGTTCGCAATACTTGTTAAAACGTAGCTCTTGTATGTAAGCTGTGCCTACGCGACCGTCGTTATAACTGCTTTGACTGTCGTCTGCGCCTGTTGGCAAATAGCTACTAGGAATTCGCAAACCACGGAATAGCTTGTTGGTAAAATACTTTAAATCATCAATTTCGCCAAGGTTTGTACCACCTGGAAGCGTAGTTACATCGCTGCCGCGTCCATCTGCACTCTTGGGGAAAAAGTAATCTTCGTTGATACTTAATGGATTGTATGCGCTGTCGATGACGTTTTGTCCACCGCCGTTCTGGCTTGGAATACGTCGTTGGTGTATCTGATCTTTTACACGTTCTACAAACGCCATAGCCAAGTGGCTGGGCATATTTCCCACGTCGATATGGAATATTCGTCGCTCCGGAGCACGTTGTATGCGATAGATTAAGATAGCATCTTCGAGCAATTCTTTTTGCTTGTAGACTTTAAAAATATTTTCAAGAAGGCTATTACCAAATGGATAGTTATTATCCAAACCTTCGCTTAGACTTAGGTGTATAACGTGCTCAGAGTCGATGGCATACTCGTTGTCTTTCTTGTCAAATCGACCACTGCTTGTTGCAGAAAATACTCCGCTCATACCACGTGCGGCAGTTCCGCCACCTTGCCCTGTTTGACTCTGCGTACCACCTTTGTTATAATCACGTACATTAGGACTAATAGCAGTAGTCACTAGATTCATAAAATTTGGGTTCAAATCACGTATGATATACTGCTCAGGTTTCTTGCCTTCGCTTTCATTAGCAATGATCTTTACAACCTTATTAGGATCTATGTAGTACCATTTTTGATTTTCTGGATCGCGGATGAAAAAACTGTCGCCATACTTAAATGTGTTGCGCAATATACGGAAAATACGTGTGTCAAACTGCTGTAGCTTGCTCCATTGATTAAGATATTCTGTTAAGATCTTAACCTCAGCATTAGTAGCTTTGCTTCGCCAATCGATGCTGAATGCACTGTGTCCTGATTTTTCTTTTTGAGTTGTAAACTCTGCTAAGATATCCAATGCCGCATTAACTTCTGGGTCGCTATCCATTGTTTCATATTGATTATAACGCTCTATCCTATTTGGACTACCGCTATAAACATCCGGTAAGTAGCTGGAATAGTTAGTTCTAGCTGGCCCAACACCGCCAGTAGTTAAACCACTGCCCACGGCTGATCTGCTCTGAGTAGAACCCATAGGCACTGGTGTAAAAAATTTCTTCCAACTCATATTATATGCGGTCCTTAACCATAGACGCTATTAGCGTCAGCGACTTTATTCAATCCAGATTCTGTAATCTTATTACTCTGTCTTTGCAATGATACTAATTCTGATACTGTCTTATTTAACCCGTCTAAAGCAGATACGACATCATCTTGAGTCTTTGTACCAGTAAAAGCCTGTTCATTATTTGTAGGCATTGCACTAGATACAGCGTCGCTTATCTTAGTAGCAACTTTTCCAATTTCTCCAATAGACGGTGCTCCATTTTTTGTAGCATCTCCAGAAATAAGTGCTGTTCTAACTATACTGTCGATCTGTCCTTGAGAAAATACGCCTTCTCTATTTTTCCCTGATGGATTTTCGTTGATAGACGATACCAACGAACCAGATTCAAACGGATCGCCCGTAGCACCAAATGTTGTATCTGCTCTACTCTGTATACCAAAAATGCGTTTTAAAGCATCTTGTGATGACAAATCCTGTAATATCTGTCCGCCAGCTACACCTGCCGCTGTCTGCTCTCGAACATACTGTTTAATCTTATCCGACAAGTAGGATGGATTCTGCATCACTTCACTGTTTACCATCTTGTCTATAGTACCGCCTAACTTGGTCATCTGCTTGTTGACTTCCCCGATAGCATCGGCTGCGCCAACTCCAGCTTGTTTAAGAGCATTGTTGATTTGGTTAACTAGGACTGTAGTTTCCCTACCTTGATCATATTGACCCGGTTGTGTTCCATTTTGTTGCGGAGTAGTTGCAATTCCTACACTTTGAAGTCTTTGAGTTTCGGTAATATTTCTATAAGGATCTACACCCGGAGCGGCAGCTCTTGATTGATTGTAACCTCTAAACAATGGTACTAGTTCTTGATAAAGTTGTCTAGCTTCGGGACTAACTTGTCTGTTAGCTACAAAACTCTGTGTCAATTTATTATCAAACATAGCCGGAAGTTTTCTAAACTCAGCCATAGCCGCTTGACGTTCTGCATCATTTCCAGTCTGCATAATGCGTCCTAAACGCATCATTTCTGTCAGCGCACGGCCATTAAGCGAGTTAATAGCTTCAGCTGTTGGGCCAACTATCATGCCGCCTTGACGTGTCAGTGCTTGATTAACAGCATCACGTAGCACTGCTGGCATACCAGCAGTAATGGCCAAGGTCTTTTCTAAGTCGGCGGCTCTAGCTTCACCTCCGGGTTGCGACCGTAGCATCTGTGTTTTAGCAAAAACTTCTGCTGAATCTGTCTGTTCTTTTGTAGATTCTAATTGTTTATTGACAGAAGTACCAAACAATGCTGTATTTTCTTTCAAAGTAACAGCCATCTTGACCATCTCTTCGCCAAACTGTTGTTGATTAGTTCTGTTTAGAGCATCTACTGTACCATAACGCTTTGCTGTCTGTGCTAGCAAAATATTAAATTGCTCAGTAGTGACATTCATGTCAGTGAGTCGTTTCAAGACACCGTCATCACCATTAGCAATGGCTTGCGACATCTCCGAGAATCTATCTGCAACTGCTCTCTGATCAGGGCCTAACTCTCTTAGGTAGTTAGCATACTGATCTAGGAATTTGATAGCTTCTTCAGGATTTACTCTGAGACCAGCCAGTGTCTGATTAAAAGATACTGCATTTCCAGTTCCACCTAATCCTATATTGGCACCAGTCTGTAGTTGATTAACTAATCGCTGTGCAACACCCGCGCCAAATTGGCTTATCTCAGCGGCAGCGATACCAAGCGGTCCTGCTAATTTGCCTAGATCTTTCAAACCTGCAACTAGATCAGGCAAGGTAGCGTTGAACATCATGACCTTATTGCCAAATTCTCCAACATGCCTACCGAAATCGATACCAAAACGTGCCAACGCATCTCCTATGGCACTGTTGTTAGAACCGCCAGGTAGTAGCGGACCGCCTCCGGCGTAACTGCTATCAGTTCCAGCTAGTCTATCTAAGGTAGCGTTTAGTTTATCAATCGAAGCTTGTGATATTTCTGCCATTATTTTTTCCAGGAAATCTGCGTATATAAATATGCTTAGTAATATTTATCTGGAGATAAACCGTGGCAGAAAACCCATTAAAAAAATATTTTAGGCAACCTAAGATATATGTCGACTTACCTAGCAAAGGTGCGTTTAACCGTCCCGGAACTATCTTAGGAGATCCTGTGCAAATACCAGTATATGGTATGACCGGCATGGATGAAATTATCAGCAAGACTCCGGACGCACTGCTGTCGGGAGAAAGCACTATGCGTATCATACAGAGCTGTATGCCCAATATTACTGATGCGTCAGACCTCAGCATACTAGATCTAGAATTTATCATGGCTGCTATAAGGATCGCTACCTATGGCAACGAGATGGAGATCAAACACACTTGTAGTGCTTGCCAAGAACTAAACGACTACGAAATCGATCTGGGCAATATCATTAAACATTTTGCCAGCGCAAAATTTGAAAGCAGTGTTCCGGCTAAAGAATTCACAGTCAAGATACGTCCTTTAACGTTTAAAGAATACACAGCGTTCCAGATACGCAATTTTAATCTGCAGAGAACACTGCTACAGCTAGCCGCCTTGGAAAATCCCGACGATCATATAGACGAAGTCAGAAAAGCCATGGAAGATATGGCCATGCTACAGAGAGATCTGATGATAGCACAGATCGAAGGCGTTGAAATTTCCGAAGGTCTAGTAGAAGAACGTTCTTACATCGACGAATGGCTAAAGAATGTGGATCAAGAAATTTTTGAAAGAGTGCGCAAACAGATTGAAGCTAATCGTAGCAATTTCGATGTGCCGCGTATTCCTGTCAAATGTCCTAGTTGTGAGCACGAAGAAGAAACTACACTGCTGATGGAGCAGTCGCGTTTTTTCGCCAAAGCCTAACTAGACTCTCTAACTCTGAGATCGAAGAATACTTAGTTAGGCTAGACAAACAAGTTAAGAATTTCAAGACCAGCATCTATAGAGTCAGCTGGTACATGCGAGGTGGAGTCACTGCTAACGATCTGTTCGATCGTTACAGCGTAGAGGATATCGAGCTTATGTATGAAATTATCAAAGAAAATATAGAATCGACCAAGGCCGCGCAAATGCCCTTGCTTTAAGGTTCTGCTGTCTTACGCAACCAATCTAAATTCCTAGCACGTTCTGCGGCCTTACGTTCTTGCCATCCCTGTGTTGCTGAATCTATGTCCTGTTGAGATGCTTTGACATCTCGTTCTGCTTGATCCAGCTCAGGAGTACCCGATATCGAATCCATCTTTTGCTGTGCTTCTGGCGGTAATTTATCACGCACAGAATTCCACATCCAGTCCCATGCTTGCAGTATAGGTTCGCCTATACCACCTGCTATGATAGGCAAGAATATGCTTTCAGCCATGTATTTTTGTCCAGTAGGACTGCTGACTATGTAGGTAACTATCACATTGACGCCTGCAACTCCTAGACCCAGTATCAGCTTGGCTTTTGCACCAGCTCTGCCGCCCAAAGCCGCAATAGATTCCAGCAGTGCTCCTATCAGCATGCCTGCTAATCCACTGGCAAGGCTGGCGATCAATCGAGGAACAATTACACTGATAACGCACCAACCAGCTACTTGATTGCGGAATTTTACTGCGTCCTCAGGGCTGATAGATTTCTTGACCAAAGCATCGTTGATCAGCAACATAGTGCCGTGATATTGCAATACAGCAACAACTATACCTGCGGCAGCAAATGCCTTGTATAGTCCGGCTCCCCATTTCTTCTTATAGATATCATCGAACTGTTCATATTGATGTTTCTGTTTAGCAAACCAAGATCCCTTGGGTTCTTCTATAACAGTGACACCAGGAGGTTTGTTCTTGATATACCACTTGAGAAATCCTTCAGGATCTGTAGGAGGTCCTGCAGAAGGAATTGTTTGTTCGGATATAATGTCAAGGATCTTCATATGTGTATTTATGGCTCTTGTGAGATGAACTACGTTCATCTGTTCTTCGCTTGCGCTCGAACTTTTCTAGTTTCTAACAACTATAGGTATTATCAACTGCGAAGCAGTTAAGCTATTATCTAGATCGTTCAGTCACACTTTGCCCTTGCGGGCAAAAGTTGAACATTATCTGAGTCGAACAGTTCACGTAGCGTTATGGCATTACAGAGGCGGTCATCCTGTACCTCGAGCCATGTCTTTGTTATGACGGCAATTACTGCACATTCGCTACCCTGCGCAATAACCTAGGGTTTTTCTCCCTTCTTTTAGCCTAATAGATCAATTTTTCTCTTAGAAATCAAACGGGTTAGTTGTAGGCGTATCCCATCATCGTCCGGTAAAGGATAGTGATTCCTGCATCTGCCACCAAGCAGAAATACCTTACCGTCACACATCAGAACGGATTTTGGGCACTCGAACAGTCGCCAGTGCGGGCTTAATTTGGTGGTTTAGGGCCTAGTTTTATTGGAGTCGGAGTATATGCGAGCCATGTACACGCACAGAAATCTGGCCATTATAATAGTCTTTTGACTCCAGGACCCTGCGCGAAAACTGCTCTCTAGCCTCTATATAACTGCATTCTGCCTTGCTTTTACAATAGAAAAGTATCTCTCTTGTAAACGTATCTGCGCCTAACTGCTCGAGATCCTTCAGCAATTCATCACTGGACCCATAGTATGTCTGCCAGTCGCTGTCGATCTTGCTTCTTATTCGTTGCTTTTTCTTAGTGCCGTTCTTGAGTTTTACAGTCTTATAAGTGGTTTTTTTAAATTTGGCTAGTTTCTTGCCTATGTACATGCGCCCGTTGGATGTGTTTGTGATGAGGTAGACGAACCCTACGCAATCTTCAGGTAGTGCTTCTACAGTTTCACCATTGTAAATCCAGGACATCAACTAGTTAGTCTAGTCCTCGGTGCCTTTGCCTTGTTTTTGAGCCTTCTTTTCTGCCTTGACTGCGTCAAGTTCATGACGCCATTCCTGTATCTTCATCCTGCGATCACGTGCTATGATGCGTATCTGACCCAACCAAAAGCGGACATCCATGCCCGCACGTCGCGATCCTTTTGCCAACCATCGCTGATTGGCCTTGAAGTATTCGCGGAACGCATGCATCAACTGATCATGCAGTTCTTCGTCTTGGTACACTAGTCAGTTACCTCCAAGTCCGTTGCATATGAAGTAAATCCGTTTTCTTTGATGACCTTGAGCACGTTGTTGACACGCCCTTGCAGTTCATCCTTGTGCGAAATCAAGAACACGTTCTTCTTGCGCTCGCGTGTCATCTTCTTGAGCACTGCCAGTGCGGCTTCGACGCCCGATGCGTCAAGTCCGTTGTCGATAAGTTCGTCTACGAACAGCAAGTTGACCTGCTGATATAGGCTCTCCCACACGTCACGGAAGCTCCAGCTGAGTCCCAGTATCAGACGATTGCGTTCACCGCGCGACAAGTTGTCAAAGTCTAGATCCTGACCCAGTTGCATGATCTCTACAGACAGGTCGTTCTTGAATACCACTGTGTGCGGCAAGCCCATCTTGTCTAGATAGTAGGTCAAGCGGTTGTTCAAGTAAGCTAGATTCTGATCGATGATCTTCTTGCGTATAAAGCTGTCCTTGCTGGTCAGCAGTTTAAGCAAGAACTCCTGATGTTCTTTCAGCTTGGTCATCTCATTCATGGCATCCCATGAGATAGTCTGCATAGCAGTCATGCGCAGTTCTTCTATCTGTTCTTCGTAAGGATCCCGTTCGCCGTCCTTGATAGTGAGATTGGTTTCCAGCGTCTTGAGATTGTTCTGATGCTTGAGTGCCTGCTCCACAGTTTCATAATAGGTCTTGGGACGCTGTTTAACTTCTCCAAGTGCTTCGATGTCCTTAGTAATCTTGGCAAGGTCAGCTTGTACCTTTTCAAAGTAACGGTTGGCTTCCAGCAAGTTATCTTCCGCTTCAGCAGTCATCTCCTCGTGCTTATGGTCATGCAGTTGCTGATTGCAAGCATGGCAGGTCTTGTTAGCCAGACTTTCCAGTTCGCTGGCGTATTTTTTTACGCTTCGCTCCGCTTGCGCTATCGCGCTTTCTAACGTAGCCCGTTCCTTATTCAGGCTTTTCAGCTTTGCTGACTTTTCTTCGAAAAGTTTTAGCTCGCTGTGCTTCGCAAGCTCAGCTTCGATATCTACGCTTTCCAGTTCTACGATAGCACGGGCGATCTTTTCGATTTCAGATGCATGTTGATTCTTCCAAGCACTCTGTCGTACTAATAGTCCATCGATACTCTGCTGTATCTTATCATTGCTTTTCTTTGCGGCTTCGATGTCAGCATTTTCCTGTTGGATAGCATCTTTGGTCAGCTTGATCTGTTCCTTCAATGCTTCTGCCTTCTCACTTAGCAGTGTGATGCCCAACAGTTGCTCGATGATCACACGCTGATCATTAGCCCTCATGCTTAGGAATGGTTCGGTATACGTGTTAAGCGCAATAATATGCTTGAACATATCGTGACTCATGCCCAGGATATCGTCTAGATCCTTCTGGGTTTCACGCATATCTCCCTGGCTATCATCTGTTTCGTCTGCATCTTGCTCTTGGTCGTTAACAAAGAACTTCATAATGCTAGGCTTGCGTCCTCGTTCAATACGATATTCGACGCCGTTCTTTTCAAACGCAAGTGTAACCAGCATGTTCTTGTTGTTGATCTTGTTGATCAAGTTGTCGCGCTTGATGTTTGTCAGTGCTTGCCCATATAAGGCAAAAGTTAGTGCGTTGACAATGGTAGTTTTACCTGTACCATTACGTGATCCGCTGTCATCGCCGCCTTGATCCAAGTTCTCTCCTAGTACCAGTGTGAGGTTTTCTTGGGCAAAGTTAACTGCCTGCGTAGTATTACCTACGCTCATGAAGTTTTTAACTGTTAGTTCTTTCAGTTTAATCATAGGCCTCGATAGATCTCCAATAGCGTATTCTTGTTATATGTGTCGCTGTCGATGTTTACGATCTGACTGCTAACAATCTGATCTACGCTTTCAAAAGACTGCACATCTATATTGGTATTGATCTCTGTTTCTCTCCGTTCTGCGATCAAAGTAAGCTCGCGGATGTCATAATCTGCGATAAACTTCTCTTTGATAAAGCTAGCTTCTTCAAAGCTGATATCAATGTCCAGTGTAACACGAAGATGTTGCTTGGGCAAGATAATTTCATCTGCCCTGTCGATTAATTCACTCAGTTTAAGAGTACGGAACGTAGGTTGTTTAGGCCATTTATGATATTCTGGCTGTTTGCCCCATTCTAGAATCATCATTCCACGCTCGTCATCCCATGTGTCTGCATAGTTGTGCGGAAATGCATTGCCGATATAGATCATGTTCTTCTGTTGTTGACGCTTATGGAAGTGTCCGCTGAAGCCCAGTTCATAATTTTGAAAACTGTCTAGTTGTATTTCACCGTGATCTGGCATCTGCACCATAGCGTTCATAAAGAAGCTGGGGAGCTCGAAGTGTCCGAAGATGTACTTTCCACCTTTCTTACTGATTGAACGCCACTCGTCACCGACAAGCCAGGGACACAGCGTGACATCTCCAATAGTAACAGGCTCATGAACCATAGTGATACCAGGTATATATTTTCCAAACTCAACAGAATGGATATCCCGTTTATCTTTATAATATAGATCATGATTACCAGGAAAGAAAAAGAACTGATCGAACGCCTTACCCAACTTCTCCAAGGCCCTAAGACTATAATCCATTGTAGTAACATTAAGGCTATTACGATTATGGTGCCAGTCGCCCATAAAGATACCTGTATCACAACCTTCCTCCTTTGCTTTCTTGATGTACCATTCCACGAAATCCTCACAATCTTGATTGTGTACGTTGGAATTAGACTTCAATCCAAAGTGGATATCTGTGAAACAAGCTACTTTCTTGAACAAATTACTCATTAGTAGATCCTTCATTATATCTCTTGATGGCTGCTTCATGTTCTCCGGCGCCAGTTCTACTGTAACTAGGATTCATGCCATTCATTTCTAAGATATCATCACGAATGTTCTGATTACGCTTCTCGATATTGATTACACGTACAAAGCTATTAGTAACAGCCGCTGTAAAGTAAGCAAATGGGTTATCGGATTTGCTTTCGTCAAACTGTAGTCCTACCTGTGTTAGCTGTAGGATAGCTTGTCCGCGCATTTCATCATTGTAAGTATATCCACGGACGTTGCCGCGTGTAGCATATCGTTCGCATAGTTTAATCATCATACGAGCTAGAGTGGGTGTAATCTGTCCAGCATCTTTGTCAAACTTACCTTTCTCTAAACTGCCCTTCCAATGGCTCTTTCCGACACATACTAGTTCATCTTCGTCGTTAAACTTCCAATGCTGGAATGGAGGAAAGTTAACCTTATCTCTACCATCTGCCGTAGTTTTAGGATTTTTCTTTCTAGTAGTATTAAGCGGGATATGATCATAGGTCATTATACGAAAAACCAGTTCTTGTTTGGTTATCTTCTTATAATCTACTTCGCAATCTGCTTGTTTAACTTTCTCACCGGACTTTTTGCGTGTTTGATAATCCAAATCTCCCAGCCGTTTTGCTTTATTTCTCTTGGCTTCTGCTATAGTCCTGATATTGATCTTATTGATATTTGGTAAGATTATGTCGTATTGGTGGTATTCTGGTTTGGTAAAACTACAATATGAGCTTTTGGACCTATGTATTTCCAAAAGCATATCTTTGTTGTTTAAGTAATTAATTTTCGCTGTCATTAAAGAGTCCTCTTATCTTACATTATAAACTACGCACATATTAAAGTCAAATAAATAGAGTATCAGGAGAACCAAAAATGGGTCTATTTAATTCGAGCCAAGGCATGAACAGTACTAAGGGTGCTATACAAAGCACATTTGGTATTCTTACAGATGCTAACAATGTTGCTACAAGCCTTAAGTCGGCACTCAATGCCGCAGATAGCATGTCGGCACTACGACTAGCATCGAGCGGTTTATCGTCTGGCGGTGAACTAGTAGGTGACATTATGAGCGCAGTAGCATCTTTCGGTGGAGGAGATGCTCCTAGTAATGATTGGCGTGTCAGATTAAGTCTCCCTACATGGCCTAGTTTTAGAAAAAGTGCAGTATTGAAACCACTGGTAGAATCTGGTGGATTAATATTTCCCTATACACCAACAGTTGCAGTAACAGAAACGGCAACATATAATGAAGTACCATTAGTACATAGTAATCATGTGTTCCGAGCATATAAGAATTCTGATCCGGGGAAAATAACAGTTACCGCACCCTTTTATGTAGAAGACAGCGCACAAGCACTGTATTGGATCGCTGCCTTGATGTATTTAAGAGCCGCAACTAAGATGTTTAACGGAAATGATCCAAAAGCTGGAACACCACCACCAGTTGTTAAATTTAATGCCTATGGAAATTATGTTTTTAGAGATGTACCGGTCGTAGTTACAAGTGTTGCGCTTACATTGCCTAACGACGTTGATTATATTGGATGTAATGTTGTAGGTACAGGTACAGGATCAGTTGCAGGTATGGCTGACGGACTAGGGGATTTAGCAGATGCATTTGGTCTAGGAGGACTAAGTGATATCTTTGGAGCAGTAGGACAAGTGGCAGGTATGCTAGGATCTTTTGGTATCGGCGGAACTGTCAGTGGCGGAGTAACACATGTTCCGACAAAGAGTCAGATAGTAGTAACATTAGCACCAGCATACAGTAGAAACTCGATGAGAAAATTCAGTTTAGATCAGTTTGTCACTGGTGGATATATGAACGGTTCAACAGGATTCTATTAATATGCCAGCTAACTATAACAGTTTTAGTCCTTACTATGCTACACCTATAACAAAGAACTATCTTAATATTTTAAAGATAAGACCAGTTAGTTCGGCTAGCGACGATGTTCTTTTTACTATTACTCCGCAATATAATATGCGTCCGGATCTGTTGGCATATGATCTGTATGGACACGCAGAGCTTTGGTGGGTGTTTATACAGAGAAATATGGATGTTATACAAGATCCTATCTTTGATTTTGTACCAGGCACGCAGATATATGTGCCTAAAGGCAGTAGTTTGCTAGAATCTTTAGGACTATAATATGGCAGGACCGGGTGATAAAGATACTAATGCCGCTAAAAAAGTAGTAGAACCAGGTGACGGCTACGGTGATACTGAAGAAAATTCAAGCACTACTACTAATACAGATACAGCTGAAACTAAAACTTCTGTAGATAGTAGCAGTGCGAGCGGATTAAGTATAGGTAGTGTGCTATCAGGAGCATTAGGCCTCGCAACTAAGATCTTTAATATAGGCGGTCTATCCTTGCCTATGAAAAATCCACTCCATACATTTTCTAGTTACAATTATATCTTTACATTGTATTCTATGAATTCGGAATCTTTAAACAATCCTATAGGAACTTACTATCCAGGTTTGCCAGTAGTATGTCGAAGCGGCAGTGGCTCTCCTACGTCTAGGATTAGTACGGCTATTGGTAAACAGGAATATTATATAGATGATGTTAGTATCAAAAGTTTATGGGGATTCAACGGAAAAACCGGAAATAGTGTAGCGCAGAGCGCATCTTTTACAGTAGTTGAGCCTTATAGTATGGGAGGTTTCATCCTGGCATTGCAAGGTGCCGCTTATAAGATGGGATATAACACTTACACCGAATGTCCTTTCTGCCTCATGGTACAATTTATGGGATATAACCAAGACGGTTCTATGACCAGTGTACCTAATACAACAAAATATTTTTGTTTACTTTTACAGAATGTTGAAATGACAGTAACCGATAGCGGTAGCAAATATTCTGTAAAGTGTATTACAGTTTCAGAAAGTGCTATGCGTCATTCTAGTATAAAAATTACTAGTGATATTTCTTTTTCAGGAAAGACAGTAGAAGAAGTATTGCAGTCAGGAAAAGAAAGTCTAACTGCTGTTTACAATATGAGACTAAAAGAGATAGCCGAAGACAACGGTTTTGCAAATGAACCTGATCAGATAGCTATTACGTTTCCTACAGATCTGGGTGGCGGAAGTAATCTGGCAGGATCTCTGCCAGGATTTAGCCCAGAACTCAATGTTCTGCCAACAGTAACAAATCTTGCTGCCGGCGCCGCCACAAAAGTTCTAGGATCGTTAGGTCTAAGCAGTAACCCAGCGGGCGGATTAATCTCTTCGGCAGGAACAAATGAATTAGGACAGTCAAAGATGGGTTATGGGCCTACTCGAGAAGGCATGGCCGTCAGCCCAGGCGCCGATTCTTATGATGAAAAAGAAAAAAAATTCGATCAGTCTAAGATTACTAAAGATGCGGCCGCTAGTAGTTTTAGTATAAGTCAAGGTTCTACAATTATCAATGCTATAAATCAAGTTTTGTTGTCTAGCGAATATGCCGCTAATGTATTAAAAGGTCAACCTGATGGCGAAGGTATGAGGACGATGTGGACTATTATCCCGTCAGTGTATCATGTAAGTTCTATATCAGCTGGTACAGGAAGAAAACCAAAATTATTAGTATTCAAGGTATATCCTTATAAAGCTAATGGTATTGCCAATATGCCGATACCAGGCGCCGGATCAGGCAGTGTGTTTAGAAGTTTATTCAACCAGACAGCTAAAAGATATGAATACCTGTATACTGGAAAGAATTCGGATATTATTAATTTAGATATCAAGATTAATCCAACATTCCAATTAATCTTACCAGCCGATGCTAATAAAAGAGCACAAGACGTATTAGAAGCACCGGACAATAATTCTAAGGTCGATAGTTTTACAGATATCTTGCCTACTATCGGTGGAATATTTACATCGGCAATTAAAGGTCTTGTCAATCGTGTATCTTTTATTGGAACATTTGCAGGAACTGACCAGAAAGGTGGCGGCGGTGAAGAAACAGAAGCACATCGAGCAGCCAGAACATTCTTCGACACTATGATGTATGGCCGAGCATTGGCAGAACTACAGATGACTATTGTAGGAGATCCTTACTGGTTTACTAGTAGTGGCAGCGGAAACTATATGGCAGGTGAAAGCCAGTACAGTAATGTGTCGACAGATAAAGATGTTAATCCTTACAACGGAGAAGTTGATTTTTATTTAAATTTTAGGACACCGTCTGATTTAGATCAGAGCACAGGACTAGTAAATTTAAATGCGGCCGCTGCCGCAGGACAATATACTGGATTGTATAAAGTACAAGAAATACAAAGTGATTTCAAAGAAGGGCAGTTTACACAGACTCTTAAAGCATTGAAGCGTCCTTTGAGTCCAGAAGATACTGGTAATGTTTCGTTTAACATTAATAATACTATACCTTCACTATTAGGTAAGATATTCTAAGGAAAATAAATGTCAGATCCAAGTTCAGTTGATAAAAATCAGGCGATAGATAGCAGACGTTCAGCACAGGATTTACCTAACGGTAAACCTGGCCCGTTTCTTGCTAAGGTTGTGAGCGGTGTTGATCCGGAATACATGGGTAAGATACGTGTTCAGATTTTACACAGAGGTGCTAACGGAAAAACTACAGAGGGAGAATTAGCATGGGCTAGTTTTGCTAGTCCTTTCTTTGGGACAACTAGCAGTGCTTATCTGGGAAAAAACAATACTTATGACGACACACAAAAGAGTTATGGTATGTGGTCACCGGCTCCAGATATAGGAAGCCATGTACTAGTTGCCTTTGCAGAAGGGATGGCAAACCAAGGGTATTGTATAGGTTGTGTGCCTCACCAATATAAAAATTTCAGTGTTCCTGGATTTGCTGCCACAGCTTTGAATCATAAAGATAAAAAGACAAGATTGCCTGTAGGTGAATTCAATGCCAAGACAAATGATCAAGCAGGCGATATGGCAACCAATGCTATCAAACCTGTACACAATTATCAATATGACACTTTAAAACAACAAGGTCTTACTAACGATGATGTTAGAGGTATAACATCTAGCAGTGCTCGAAGAGAAAGTCCCAGCAGAGTGTTTGGTATTAGCACACCAGGGCCAGTAGACAGGAAAGGACCGTCTGGAAAGATCGGAGAACAAAACAATTCAAGAACGGCGGCCGTTAGTAGATTAGGCGGTCATAGTTTTGTTATGGACGACGGTGATGAAAAATTTGTTCGTAAAGGTAAACCGGGAGAAGCACCGCCTGAATATGTAACTGGAATATCAAAAGGGCAAGCTAACATACCTCACAATGAGTTAATAAGGTTACGTTCTAGAACAGGACACCAGATATTATTGCATGATAGTGAAGGTATAATCTACATAGCCAACGCCGCTGGCACTGCATGGATTGAATTTACGGCTAACGGCAAAGTCGATATCTATGCAGGCGACAGTGTTAGCATACATGCTATTACCGATCTTAATTTTACAGCAGATAGGGACATAAACCTTCATGCTAAAAATAATGTTAATATAAAAGGCGATAGCAAAGTACAAGTAGAATCTGGAGCTAACTTGAGCTTAAAAGTAGGGGCAGATGGATTCATAACAACCAAAGGCGTCATGAATTTTAAATCTCAAGAAAACAGATTCGAAGCCGCTGGTAAAACTAGTATCAAGAGTGGCGGAGCTCATGCAGAAACAGCAGGCGGAAAGATATACATGAATAGTGCTACAGCCGCCGACAGTGCCGCAGAAGCAGAAACACTGGGTGACACAGTAGCTGGTAGAGTTCCTATGGGAGAACCTTGGATAGGGCATGAAAATTTAGATCCAAGCAGACATACTCCAGATAAGACCAACAGGGAATCAAAAGAAAAAAATACCACTGTTCCAAAATTCTACGATACGTATACTGCTCCAGCAGATACATTCAAACAAGGTAAAAAATAATGTCCAACAAACTCTACAATAGAATAGTTATTCCGGCAGTAAAGCAAACTAGCATACCGGTTGTTAAAATGTATAAGGGTTTTAGCACTATTAACAGTGCTGGACAGAACTTTTCTTTATACGATTACGAGTTAATCAAGCAAGATTTAATCAATTATTTCCACGTAAGGAAAGGCGAACGTCTTATGAACCCTAAGTGGGGTACTATCATATGGGACAATCTGTTCGAGCCTATGACCGAAGATCTTAAAGCAAAGATAGTGCAAGATGTCAATGAGATTATAAACAGCGATCCTCGACTTGTTGCTAAAAATGTGATAGTAACCACATATGAAAGCGGTATACAAATAGAGTGTACATTAACATATTTGCCATACAATATCAGCCAGAGTATGCAGTTGCAGTTTGATCAAAACAACGGTTTAGTAACCAATGCAATCTTTTAATAAAGTACGCACATAATTAAAAACAATAAATATGAATACTAGGATATATCGATGAGCTCAACTGATAGACAAAATAAACTGCTTATAAATCAAGACTGGACCAAGGTTTATCAGTCGTTCCGCAATGCAGATTTCCAAAGCTATGACTTTGAAAACCTACGTCGTACAATGATCGATTATATCCGTCAAAATTTTCCAGAAAATTTCAACGATTACATTGAATCTAGCGAATATCTTGCTCTAATTGATCTTATCGCTTATGTAGGACAGGGCATAGCATTCCGTGTCGATTTGAATGCTCGTGAGAATTTCTTAGAGCTAGCAAGTCGCAGAGACAGTGTGCTACGTCTAGCTAGACTGTTGGGCTATAATGCTAAAAGGAATGTTCCTAGTAAAGGACTGTTGAAATTTTCTAATGTTTCTACTACTGAGAATGTCTATGACAACAATGGAAAGAATCTTTCTAATCAAGTCATACAGTGGAATGATACTACTAATAGTAACTGGTATGACCAGTTTATAGCTGTAATGAATGCCGCTTTTAAGAGCACACAACAATTTGGTTCTCCAAGCGACAGCGGCACTATCGGTGGCGTGTATTCGGAACAATATAGATTTAATGCAAGTAATGGTAATATTCCTATCTACAGTTTTAATAAGACTGTAAATGGTAGCAGTATGGATTTTGAAGTTACTAGTACTACATTCAACGGACAAAATTACATGTACGAAGAACCTCCGTTGCTAGGTAGGAAGATGGCGTGTGTTTATAGAACAGACGGCCAAGGAAATGGCAGTGCCGATACAGGTTTCTTTTTTAATTTCACACAGGGTGTTTTAAATCAAGGTACATTTACTATCACACAGCCGACTACCAATCAAAGCATAGATCTTGCAAGTAATAATATTAACAATACCGATGTGTGGCTTTATAGGTTAGATTCTAATGGATTAGAAACAGAGCTATGGACTCAAGTTCCAGCCCTAACTGGTAACAACATCATTTATAATAGCATTAATAAAGCGATTAAAAATATCTATAGTGTAACAACTAAAGCTGGTGATCAGATCAGCGTTAATTTCAGCGACGGTACGTTTGGAACAATACCGTTGGGTACCTTTAGGACATATTACAGGATCAGTAATGGCCAAGCCTATACAATCAATCCTGCTGATATCCGAGGAATAGTTTTAAGCATACCATATGTAAGCCAGACTAACCAAGCAGAAACTTTGACTATTACTTTGGGCCTCCAAAGCAGTGTTGTTAATGCATCGGCTAGCGAGACTAACGATAGTGTTAAAGCTAATGCTCCTGCAACATACTATACACAAAATAGAATGGTTACTGGAGAAGATTATAATATAAATCCGTTAGCAGTAAGCCAGCAAATTGCTAAAATTAAAGCAGTTAACAGATCAAGCAGTGGGATTAGTCGATATTTTGATCTAGTAGATCCTACAGGAAAATACAGCACAACTAATTTATTTGCTGATGATGGCATTATATATCAGCAAGAATTTTCTACACTGTTTAATTTTACAAACTCGAGTCGAGTACAGATTGAAAATATTATCTATAATAGTATTTTTTCAATATTAGATGACAGTGATTTGCGAAATTTTTATTATAGTAAATTCAGCGGTGTAAACACTGCTAATCTTGGAACAGTGTGGTACAGCAAAACAACAGATTCTGGTTATTCTACAGGTTATGTTGGTAGTGCAACATCGGATGCAAAACCCTATGCAGTTTCTACATATACTAGCACGGATTTGCAATTCCTAGTAGTGGGATCTTTGTTAAAATTTACAGCGCCTAGCGGATACTATTTTGATAGAAATAATAGGAATGTATTGGTCGAAGGCATTTCAACTAAACCTAACACAAGCAATTATATTTGGACTGAAGTAACAGGCATAGTAAACGATGGTACTGCCGGCGGACTTGGAATATTAACTAGTGGTCTTGGACCTATTAGTCTTAACGATATCATACCGTCAACAGCGATATTAAGCCAGATCATTCCGGCATGGAACACTACTATAACTTCTAGCGTTGTTACAACTATGTTGGATCTGATATCAAATAACGATCCTTTTGGACTTCGCTATGATACAACAACACAAACTTGGCAAATAGTATTCCAATCGAATCTAGACCAGCTTAATAGTTTCAGTTTAAACCATGCAGGTGATAAGACAAACTTAAAATTAGATTCTAGCTGGTTGTTATTGTTTATTACAGATACAATATCATATACTGTCACTACTAGAAAATTAAGATATGTTTTTGAAAGCGACAAGCAATTAAGATTCTTTTTTGATAGTACTCAGCGCATTTATGATACTACAAAAAAACAAATCGTATACGATACCGTAAAAGTTTTAAGCATTAATACACAACCAAATCTGTCTATACCATTTACGTTCGACCAAGAATTTAAAATAGTTTCTACATTTGTAGGAATGGACGGATATATCGATACTAAGAAAATTATTATCACATTTGGTGATAAAACAGGATCTTCTGTCGTACAAGATCCTGACGGGTTTAAAAATTTAGTATACGATTCAATAACATCACCTTCGTACATTATTCTAGAATTGTATACGGTAGAACAAGGACAGCAAGATTACAGATATGTTGATAATTCAGAAAATCTTGTAATAATTACAGCTAATGCTGGAACAGTAAATGCCCTTAGCAGTTATGTAGATGGTCAGTATTTTTATTTTACAGATTCTGATGTTGTTGTAAAATTAAACAAGGCAACCAGCACACTAATTCCTAGTCTAGATTATAAAGTCTACATTGGAAGATCAAATTTAAAATTTCAATACACTCATAGTGCAGATGATCAGACAAGGATAGATCCAGGAGTGAGCAACTTGATGGATGTCTATGTCCTTACTATAGGGTACGATACTAATTTTAGATTATGGTTATCGGGAGTATCTTCATCGAAACCATTGCCTCCTAGCAGTGACGAGCTTTATAATCTCATGGCACCTCAGTTGAATCTAATAAAAACCATCAGTGATGAAATAATTTATCATCCTGTCAAGTATAAAGTTTTATTTGGAGCAAAGGCTGCGCCTCAGTTCCAAGCACAATTTAAAGTTATAGTAAATTCCACAGTAGTAATAAGTTCTAACGATGTTAAGACACAGGTCATTGCCGCAATTAATAAGTTTTTTGAATTAGGTAATTTTGATTTTGGTGATACATTTTATTTTACAGAGCTGGCAACTTATGTCATGAATACATTGACTCCAAGTATAACTAATTTTGTGATTGTTCCTTCGGGCAACACGTTATCATTTGGTGGTCTATTTGAAATAGTAGCAGGCCCTGATGAGATTTTCATTAGTGGCGCAACTGTTGATAATGTTGACATCGTTACTACTATAACACCTACTGTTATTAACAGTATCGGTAATGTAACAACTACGAGCAATGTGATATCTACACAAACACTAACAAGCGCATCATACGGATCGAGTAACTAATGGCTGATAATACAAATCCAACAGGTTCTACTTCGCAAACAGCAGTAGATTTAATTCCAAAGTTCTATCAAAGTCTTGACAACGTCAGATTTATACAGTCGACAATTGATCAACTGGTTCAGAAGGGATCTACTAGAAAAATATCCGGATTCATAGGCAGAAAGAATGCAAAATCTGTAAAAGGAAACGATGTTTTTATAGATGCAATCGATGCTACAAGACAAAACTATCAGTTGGAACCTGCGGTTGTAATCTCAGACAAGCAAAATAATGTAACCTTCTTTAAAGACTATATCGATTACATTAATCAGTTAAAAGCATTTGGCGGCGACGTATCTAACCATCAGCGTATGAACCAACAGGAATTCTATAGTTGGAATCCACACATCGACTGGGACAAATTTGTTAATTTTCAACAGTACTACTGGCTCCCATACGGGCCTGAAACTATTGAAGTCTTTGGCCAGCAGAAAGATGTAATCAGCACATACACTGTTGTTATAGATATGGCTTTAGGCGAGAAGGAATATGTGTTCACGCCAAACGGATTGACTAGAAATCCTGCTATAAAATTATATAGAGGACAAACTTACAAATTTTCTATCAATAGTCCAGGAGAACCTTTTAGTATTAAAACTCAAAGAACTCTTGGAACACAAGAACGATATATAGATCAGACCAAAGCAGTAAGTAATTTTGCAGTAACAGACGGCATTGTTACTTTTGTTGTTCCTCACGATGCTCCTGACATATTATTTTATGTAAGCGAAAACAATCCAGACCTAGGTGGGTTGATACAGATATATGATATTAATGAAAACAGTTATATCGATGTAGAAAACGATCTGATAGGTAAAAAAACTTATCAATTATCTAGCGGATTATCGTTAAGCAACGGCATGAAGGTATCGTTTGGTGGTAATGTTACACCTGAGAAATATGCAAGCGGAGAGTTTTATGTAGAGGGTGTAGGATCTTCCATATTTCTAGTGCCGACAGATATGATGGAAGTCATATCTCCGTATACACAGATTAAAACAATTTACTATGATGAAACACCATTCGATGTTTATCCTTGGCAAGAAGCTACAACTTATGCCATCGAAAAAGATTATGTAGTGATTAATAGAGGCAGTAAGGATCAGAATCCGTGGAGTCGATACAATAGATGGTTCCATAAAGATGTAGTTGCGGCATCAGCAATCTATAATGGGAATACATTAGATTTAGATCAGACAGCCCGAGCCACTCGCCCTATTATAGAGTTTGAACCAAATTTAAAATTACATAATTTTGGACAAACTGCTGGGCCAGATGTCGATCTCATAGATAATTTTACAAAAGATGCATTTAGTACAATAGAAGGATCGATAGGATATAATATAGACAATGTACAGTTGGTAGCAGGTATGAAGGTAATCTTCCTTGCTGATAAGGATCCCTTAGTTGCGAATAATATCTATACTGTTCGTTTTATTAATATAGAAAATTCAGGGCCTGGAATTCCGCAAATACATTTAGAATATACTGCTCCTGCTGTTAACAATACCTGTGTGATAATAAGACAGGGATTAAAAAATCAAGGAACAACTTATTGGTATAGTGAATCGCTTAGAACTTGGTCTCTTGCACAGGAAAAGATATCCACTAATCAAGCTCCTTTGTTTGATATGGTAGATGCAAACGGAGATAGTTTCTCGGATGCAACCATATATCCAGGTTCTACATTCTCGGGTACAAAGATTTTTTCCTATGCTATCGGATCTGGGTCTAACGATACTATATTGGGATTTCCACTAAGCTATCAAAATATTAACAACATTGGAGATATAAAATTTGATTTTAATCTTGCAACGGATTATTTTGAATACAAAGAGCCTAACGTATTACTTAAAAAATATATAAAGACTGGCTTTTTAGCAAAATTGGGATACACCGGCGATGTAACTTATGCCAACGGTTGGGAAATCAGCAAAGTAACAAAATATCAGCCGGCAGTTAGAATTTATAAAAATTCAGGCCGTGTTAATAATTTTCCATTAGATATCTTCGATAATCGGATGAATTTATTAGATCTTGAAGTTAGGATCTATATCAATGGTATACGTTTAGATAAGCAACACTGGAGTCTTGTAGACTCGTCAAACTATAAAGTGATAAAACTTATATCAGACATAGCATTAACAGATGTTCTAACTATACGTGCTTTTAGTGCCCAACCGATAAATCAAAATGGTTATTATGAATTACCAATTAACTTACAAAATAATCCTTTAAATCAGGACATGTCGTCTTTTACATTGGGCGAAGTGTCAGACCATGTAAACAGTATCATAGATAATTTACAAAATACATTTGTTGGAACTTTCCCGGGCGGCAATAACCTAAGAGATTTAGGTAATATAACTGTTTACGGTACAAAGTTTATACAGCATAGTAGTCCGGGAAGTCTTGGATTATATCATATTACATCTGAATCTAACAACATTGTTAAGGCTTTGGAAAAAGCAAGGGACGACTACGGCAAGTTTAAGAGATCATTTTTAGCAACAGCAGAAAATATTGGAATAGAAACAGATACGGTTTCTATGGTCGATGCTATCCTTAAAAAGATGATTTCAAACAAATCAAAATTAGCTCCGTATTACTTTAGTGATATGGTACCATTTGGTGGTAAAAAAGTATCGACTTATTCTATAGTAAATGATGGTATAAAAACATATCCGCTGTCAAATATATTTTCAAATGAATCCTTGTCTAATAAAGCAGTATTGATATACTATAAAGGAACTCAATTACTTTATGGCAGAGAATATACATTTACTTCAGACGGTTATGTAAAATTACTAATCGATCTAGAACTAGGTATCGACAATCTAGTAATACACGAATATGATAGCACTGATGGTTGTTATGTCCCATCGACACCTACAAAGTTAGGTTTGTGGCCTAAATATACTCCAAAAATTTATCTAGATACAACATTTATTACACCTCGTACAATGATACAAGGGCACGATGGTTCTTTGATTTTGTCTTACGGTGACTATAGAGACGGTCTAATATTAGAATTAGAGAAGAGGATCTATAATAATATAAAAGTTTCATACAACGAAGAAATATTTGATCCATTATCTCAGCTTCCGGGTTATTCTAGAAAAACAGAATATTCTTTAGATGAATTTAATAAGACATTAGCACCTGCATTTTACAGCTGGGTCGATTTAGCAGGACAAGATTTTACAATTCCTATAGGTTTTAATTTAGAGAATGCATTCACATACAATTATTCTGGTCATAGTGCTCCTGATGGACGAGGTGTTCCAGGTTATTGGAGAGGAATATTTAAATGGATGTATGACACCGAAAGACCAAATAATGCTCCTTGGGAAATTTTAGGTTTCTCCGAAGAACCATCTTGGTGGACATCGGTTTATGGTCCTGCACCTTACACAATTAATAATGAAATCATGTGGTCTGATATTGCGATGGGCGCGGTCAAAGAACCAGGCAAGCCAGTAGCTTATCGTACATTTTTTGCAAAACCTTTCTTAACAAGCCATATACCCGTAGATGAAAATGGTAGTTTAAAAAATCCGTTGATGGCAAATGTGGCTTCAGGACCTCTAACTGCTGATATAAATTTAAACTATAAATTTGGAGACGGAAGTCCTGCAGAAGCCGCTTGGAGGAAAAGCAGTTATTATCCGTTTAGTGTTATATCTGCACTTATAGTGTTAAAACCATCTTATACATTAGGATCGAGTTTCGACGTTTCTCGAATGGTTAGGAATCTTGCAGGACAGTTGGTTTATACAGAAACTGGTTTAAGAATCTCCCCATTTGATATGCTTGTTCCAAGTATATACACAAGTACCAATAGGATACAAACTAGTGGTATCGTCAACTATCTAGTTGATCAGTTAGTACACGATAATTTAAGTTATTACAATCAATACCTTTATGATCTATCTAATCTAGATACAAGGATAAGTTACAGGATTGGGTCTTTTACAACAAAGGCAAATTTTAATCTTTTATTAGATAGTAAAAATCCTGCGGCAACAGGTAGTATTTTTGTGCCTCCTGAAGATTATTCGATAGTTTATAATAGTTCAAGCACTGTTAAGAAGATTTCTTACAGCGGTGTAATTATTACCAAAGTCGATCAAGGATTTGAGGTTAAAGGGTATAGTATAAGCAGTCCTTATTTCTCTTATCATCCATGGGTGCAAAGCCAAGGTGCTATCAATGTTGGCGGCATCAGTAGTCCTTATGCCGAATGGGCATCTAATCAGAATTACATTGCAGGACAGATAATCTCATATAATGGAATATATTATAGAGCGCAAACTGCTACTCTGTCCGGCGAAACATTTAATTTGTCATCATTCCAAAAATTATCATCGCTACCTGTTTCCGGCGGTGTTGAAGCTGACTTTAGAATATCATGGGATACAGATGTTGTAAACACAGTTCCTTATGGAACTGTGTTGCCTACAGTACAATCTGTAGTTGATTTCTTGACTGGATACGGCGAGTGGCTAAAAGGACAAGGATTCGTTTTTGAAGATTACAATGATAATCTGCAAGGAGTTGCTAATTGGGAAACGAGTGCTAAAGAATTCATGTTCTGGACGACACAGAACTGGAACAATTCTCCTAAGTATGTCGATTGGCAACCAAATCAACAAGTACCTGCTGGAACTATTGTAAGGTTCAATGGCGATTTTTACAAGACTTTAATAGTACAACCTGCATCGGCAGTTTTTATCCGAGGAGATTATCAAAAGCTAGATAGCTTAGATACTACAGGAAATCCTGTTATTAGTCTAAGTCCAGCCGCAAACAAGGTAACATTTGTCGCGGATATGTCGGTGGTAGATGACATATCTAATCCATTCAATAGATACGAAATGCTTAATGTCGATGGTACAACTATCCACAGCATGGACCTAGAAAGCATCCGCCAGGGCAATATCATAAGTTACATACCTGCAAATAATAAAGCAATCTATAATGCTAGTTTTTATCTAGTACAGAAAGAACAGGTTGTTGTATTGAATAATACAACGATGTTTAATGATATCATCTATAGTCCAACAAGTGGATATAGACAGGAACGTATTAAAGTTTCAGGATTCGTTGCAACAGAGTGGTTCGGCGGCTTTGAAGCACCTGGTTTTATATTCGACAGGGCAGATGTTGCACAATGGAAAGCCCATACTGATTATGCTATCGCTGATATAGTACAGTATCAAGGATTATATTATAGTGCAAATAAATTTACTCCAGGATCTGATAAATTCAATCCAACCCAGTGGGTACAGATTGCCAAACCTAGTAAAGAATTAATGCCTAACTGGAGTTATAAGGCTGGACAATTTACAGATTTTTATGATTTAGACAATGATAATTTCGACACAGGTCAACAACAGATAGCCCAGCACTTGATAGGCTATCAAGATAGGACATATCTTGATAATATTGTGCAAGATAAGACTAGTGAATTCCAGTTCTATCAAGGATTCATACGAGAAAAAGGAACTCAAAATAGTCTTAATAAATTGTTCGATGTATTAAGCGCAGATAATAAAGAAAGTTTGAAATTTTATGAAGAGTGGGCAATACGAGTTGGACAGTATGGTGCTAGCAACGCTTTTGAAAATATCGAATTTTTAATAGACGAAACAAATTCTACTAGAAATCCGCAAGGATTCCATCTAGTGCCAAGGCCAGAAAATACTGTTTCTAACTTTAATGTTAATGTTTCACCGACCGATGTTTATCTAGCTCCTACCGGTTACGATTCAAACCCGTTCCCTGTAGGTTCTAATTTCTATCCTGAACTAAGAACTCCAGGATATGTACAGGCATCTACAGACATAATAGAACTTTCATCGTTAGCTAATGTTTTAGACTATAGTATTTCTTCTTTTAAAGATGGTACTTATGTTTGGACAACTTTCGAAAAAACATCTTGGAACATATATCGATTTACAAATAGTCATTTTAGAGTTTTAGATCTTAATTTTAATCAAGATACTGGACAGTTGAATATCATACTTGCACACACAGTACAAGATGTATATGAAGGTGATTATATAGGAATAGGAGGATACAGTTATCCTGGATTCTATAAAGTATTATCAGTGGTTGATAATATAATAGGTGTAGATGCTCCAAACATTACTAATTTTGCCCCATTCACAGGACAGGCAGATATTGTATTATTTTTATTCTTATCGGTTAGAATTGACAGTATCGATAATGCCAATGTATTAACTAAAAAACATTCTGAGGTAGGCGACAAGATCTGGACCGACGACGACGGAACTGGTAAATGGGCAAACTGGATACTAACACAAGCATATACAAGAAGTGAAATAGTAAACCAAGACAATATTATTTCCGAGTTTAAATTTGCCGTAGTGTGGAAACCAAGCACGACTTACAGGCCAGGTACTATAATAAAATACAATGGATTATTTTATTACGTCACAGCATGGCATATCAGCGGCGCAACATTTAATTCCAACGTAACAAAATTATCATATGCTTATGATAATAGTGGAGCACTTATTACGCAATCTACTACTAACATACCTGCTAGTACTGCGATAAAATTTATCACTCCTGACGCATTGTCATCTTTTGGACAAGTAGTTGCTATTAACGATGCAGGTACTCT